TCCGACACAACTTGTCTTTAAAGGATTGTATAGATCACGCCTATCAAGATATTAAAGATAGGCGCGGTAAGATGTTGGACGGTATTTTTATTAAGGAAGAAGCCGCTGAAGTTGACGGAAATAAATAGCTTGACAGCAGTTTTTAAGCATGATACAGTACGAATTCACTCACCTAACCAAAGGTAACATAGCATGGCTATACTACAAGGCGAAGCTTATTGGGCTTCAGTAACATCACCAAACACAACCTATGATCCTGTATACACAGTAAATCTAGTGGTTGACGAAGCAACAGCAGAAGACTTTCAATCAAGGGGTTTTTCTGTAAAACAAATGGATGAA